CTAGAGCCATTCAATAGTAACTTGTTCACCGTCAATATAAATTTTATTAATTAGTGATTTTAAATAAAGTTGCTTTTCTCGGAACTCTAAAGAGTCAAAATCAACTGTTGCTAAATCAGCTAAATTTTCTTGTATCTTTTTATTTTTCTTCAATTCTTCGTTAGCTTCTATTTGTGCTTCATAATAATTAATTTGAGCATCGATATCAGCCATCATAGCATCAAGTTCTGAAACTTCGTAAGAACCGCTGATATATAAATCAAATAGCCGTTTCTTTTTTACGTGTTCTGTTTTAAGTTTTTCATTTAAGCTATCTAATTCGTCTTCTTTATCTACATTCCTAGAAGCGAAACTATAGTTATTCACGCGATCAATAATTAATTCCTCGAGTTTGTCAGCTCTCCAAATTTTATTTCCACATTTTTCTAGTTCATGAGTATGTTTGTAAGTCTTGCAACTATAATATCTATAATGATATTTTTTTCCGCGGGAAACAGTATCTTTTCTCCGATGAACAAAACGCAACCCACATTTTCCACACACTACCAAATTATTTAGCAACGATGCTGAATCTCTATTCATATTTGGATTTTTACCCATGCGAGAAAATATTTCTTGAACTCGATAAAATTGTTCTTCTGAAATAATAGGCTCATGAACACCTTTTGTATGCACTTTATCCGCATAGGATACATAGCCGCAGTATAAATCATTAGTCAGCCAATTGTTGTAACTGCTATATGATTTCACTTTAAATCCTAATTTTTTTAGTCTCTTCTGTAAAGTTGTAATGCTTTTTTCTTCCTCAAAAATATCATAAATCAATTGTAATTGTTTTGCTTCTTCTTCATTAATATATAATTTAGTATCTATAACATTATAGCCGAATGTTCTACCTTTTGCAGTCGTTAAAGGAAGACCTGCTTCAATACGCTTAATTTTGCCCATTACCATTCGATCTCGGATTGTTTCGCGCTCTAGCTGTGCGAATACTGATAATATACCAATCATTGCACGACCAAAAGGAGAACTAGTATCAAGCGTTTCAGATAAACTAACAAACTCCACATTGTTTTTTAAGAAGTATTCTTCAATAAGCGTTATCGTATCTCTTTGTGAGCGGGAAAGTCTATCTAAGCGATATACAACAACAGCATCAATTTCATGTAATTTACTTAGCATTTCATTTAGTGCGGGGCGATTCATGTTTGAACCGCTGTATCCGCCGTCAATGAAAATATCGTACACGTCCCAGTCCTTCGAGCGGCACAAAGCTGTTAGCTTTTCAGTTTGAGCTTGTATAGAGTAATTCTCTATTTGTTCTTGAGTAGATACGCGTATATAAATAGCTGCCTTCATTTCCGTTCTCCTTTCGCACATACGTTCTTTTTTCGGTAAAAAGAAAAGCCCGGAGGCTCTCTTTTAATCAACGCCAGGCATTAATTTTATTGCTTTATCACTGAACTCAGCATTTTTTTTGAATTCATGATTTTTTAACCCTAAGCTTTCTTTTTGTTCTTTATGCATTTCTTGATATATATTTTCTACTATTCTAGATTCAACAGTGGATAATTCTCTGTTATAATTATGAGCGTTTGAGTAAATACTTTTAATTTCTTCCTGTTGTGCAACAACGTCATCTCTAAGTTTTTTTATATTATTATAATCATCTTTTAAGATATTTTGGATTGAGATAGAATATTTATCGTAATCTTTAATAAATTCGTCTGATCTTTCGGTAATATTATCTCCCATTTTAGTAAAAGGATTAATTACTATTTGCGGATTAATTGTTGCATCATTATTAAACGATTTGATGCCTGAGTTAGCTTCTTTTGCAAATTTATTAAATTCGTTTGTTGACTTATTTGCCTTTTCCAATACCTCTTTGTCTTCCTTTGATAGCCCTTTACCCCATTCGGAAGTATAAACTTGTGTATACCAAAATAAAGAAACAATGCCAATGATAACCAATAAAAAAATCACCCATAACCACCATTTTTTTAACAAGTGTCTATACTTGCTCATCCCGCATCTCCTTTTTATAAAAACATAATTATTAAAATTACTATGACAGGAATAGTTATCAACAATGTCATTAAACAACCACATCCTGACATTAATTTACCAGATTCTTCCATAATTTCGCCGACTTTTTGTGTTTTTCCATTGTTGTTGCTTTGATAAATGATTGGTGTTAGACAGTTAGGACATTGATTTTCGTGATTGTCTAGTGCATGTCCGCATTTAGGGCAATACATATGTTCACCTCGTCAAAATTTATTAGCACCCATAATCATAAGGATAAAAAGAGTTATCCTCCTGGAAAACTTGAATGGTAGAGCCAAAATGTATAATATAATTACCATTATTATACATTAGTCCATATTTTTCTCTATAATTCTCTACTACTTCAATCAAAAATTTTTCAGTAACATTTAAAAAAGTAGCAGCTTCATAATATGTTCTGTAGCCAAGATCGTAGCATAAAGCAAGTGTTTGTAAATTTACTAAGTATTCATGAGATTTACGACGAGCGAATTTTTCTTGTTTAATATTATCGATGTTATTAAAATTTGTTATATCCCCAACGGTGTATTTCCAATGCATTGCCTCTTCTATAATAGTACATCTAAGCTCACTTTCTGTTAACGATGGATGCAAATGGACAACTTTATTTTGTATAAAGCCAAATAATTTCGTCGGCAAGCTGTTATCAATAATGAAATTCAATTCCGGAAATTCTTGTTTTAGTTCAGAACTTGTTTTATTCATCTATGAGCCTCCTAAAAAAATGTATTTAGGCTATTCCTCTTTTTGCGAACGTATAAACTTGAGGTATTTTTCTATTTCTATTCTTTCATCTTCTGTTAAGTCATCGTCAATGTGAGCTGCAAGTAAGTCGGTGTTGTCTATTTCATCTCTGCCTAGTAGGTAATCAGTAGAAACTTCGAAATAACTAGCAATATTTTTTAATGTAGTAAAGTCTGGTTCTCTTCTTCCTGTTTCGTAATTTGCCAGTGTATCGCGAGTTATTCCTATTTTAGATGCTAACTGATCTTGTGTAAGATTTTCATTTTTCCTTAACTTTTTTAGCATGTTAGCAAACAATTTAAATCACCTCTTTAGATATATTATAAGTGACTAAAAGTCACGGAACAACTAATAATAAAAAAAATGACAAAAAGTCACATAAAGTACTTGACGTGACGAAGTGTCACTGTTATTATATATGTATAGTGACAAAGAGACACGTAAGGAGGGCAGGTAATGAATAAAGAATTAATGAATTTAGTAGGAGAGAGAAAGTATACCGAAATCGCAAAAAATTTATCAATCAGCGCAAATTATTTTGGATTAATTGTTACTGGAAAAAGAACCCCATCATTAGAAGTAGCAAAAGAAATTAGTGATTATTTTAATTCAACAGTTGAAGAACTTTTTTTTAATCACAAAAGTGACAAAAGGACACAAAAATTAACCAAAATAGGAGGCTAGAAAATGAGGAAAGCACTTATTACAGAACTAGAGAATGAATTGAAAAGCCAGATTGCAAAAAGAGAAGATAAGCAAGTATTTAGCGGAAAGCACTTTGATAGTGAACCAGTTAGCTTTGAGGAATATATTTTGGCTTATGGAGAATATTTGAGAAGAAGTAATAAAATCTGGGACTAGAAGAGACCTAGCCCCAAACAAGTTAAGAATAATAACCTCTAATTTTTAATTCTTCATCAATATCATTTCTCCAATTCTTTAGAGAAAAGTCGTTAAAATCAACAATTAATAATTGATCTTTAGAACCTAATCCTATCATTGAAAGAATTTCGTCTTTAGGTAAATCAGTCATATTTACTAAGATGTTTTCAGAAAAATACACCCATTTATCTTTATTGAGGTTCTCAATTTGCGCTCTAATATTACTAAGATTTTTATGAGCGTCAACAATAAAAATATATTTTTTCATAATATCACCTCCAATCAAACTAATTATAGCAGATTGGAGAGTAACCGAAATAGGAGGCTAGAAAATGAGGAAAATTGCATTTACAAACTCTTTCCTAACTAAGAGAAATAGAAAAGAGTCAGTACTCACCATTGAACTAAGTATAACTGGAGAAGATTTTAGCGATTTAAGTATTTTGCCGGAACTTTATTCAGAAATTAATTCATTAGTTAATAGATTATCGGAAAAAACTAACGGCGATTTGGGCAAAAGAAAATAAAGTTTGGATTGGATTATTTTTAACTTCTTCTTTTGCTTTAGACCATACAGAGTCATCTTTAACAGAATTTATGAATTGGTCTCCAGACACTGTTAGAAAACGGATAATGTAGTCGTAATTACCGTCCATGTTACCAGTTGGATAATCACCAACTGCAAGACCTTCATACAGAATTAATGATACCGCATTAGCAAGTTCATGAAAAGAGTACTTGTCACCAAGTCTTTCAGTGAAAAAGTCACTATGTAAATCACCATATTCTTCTTGATCGCGCACTGACAACAAAACATCTCGAATACAATCATAGTTAATTTTCATAATATCACCTCCAATCAAACTAATTATAGCAGATTGGAGAGTAACTAAAGTAGGAGGTTAGAAAATGAGTAACGAAGAGTTAACTTTGTCAATCAAAACTAGTCAAAGAGAAGATGGGTCTGCATATAATGCCATTCAACTTGGTGACTGGAAAGTAGGGCGATTTGTAACGGGTATTCATTTAGAAATACTGGGTGGTGAACGACCAAAGTTAATTATTGAATGCTATCCAGAAAGAATAGACGTGGATGGTTTAGAAGTAGAGGCTTTGTTAGAAAAGAGATTAAGTGAAGCCAAATCTTTGGTGGAAGACTTGGCTAGCACTATAAACTCATTAGAAATTAAGGTGAATTCTAAGGAAGAAATAAGAGAGGCAGAAAAGAGTATAAAATTAAGACATTTTGCTACTCCAAGTACTGATTTTTAATATCTTCAATTGTTTCATGAGTTTCTTTTAGATATTCATCTAAATCTGCTACTTCAGTTTTAATCTTAATACCTTCTTCATATGACGTTAAATATCCAGCAAAGATATCTGTTTCGTCTTCGTTTATAAGTTCTTTCTTTTTTAGTAAGTCAATCAAGGAATTAAATCTTTTCTCTAAATCGACTAAAACTTTAGAAGTATTGTAATACTCTACTTCGTTTCTTGTTACGGATGAATAAGTATAGGTGTTTTCATCAATTACAAAAGGTTTAGTTGTTAAGAATAATTGAATTTTTCCTTTGGAATCAAATACAAATCTGCCAAATCTACCATAGTATTTTTTATTATCAAACATAAAATCGAAAGATTCTTCATCGGTTAAATGAGATTTATATAATTCGATAAATGAGTTTAGTTCTGAATTGTTTAATGTAGATTCCACACATATTAAGTCATTCAGAATATGATAATTTGATGCATTTAAAGAAAAATCAAATTCATTAATTATTAATTTAGTCATTTTACCCACCTCCCTTCACAAAAACTATAGCACTGTGAAAGGGCGAACAGAAAGGAGAACAAAATGTCAAATTTACAAGTAATTGCAAATGATATGTTGCCAGTTTTAGAAAATGAACAAGGCGAAAAATTTGTAAACGCTAGAACGTTACACGAAAAATTAATGACTACAACGAAATTTGCTGATTGGATTAAAAGACGAATTCGTCAATATGGGTTTGTAGAAAATGAAGACTTTTTCTCACTTCTCAAAAATGAGAAACGAGCAATCGGAAGTACTACATCAATAGATTATATATTTACTCTTGATTCTGGAAAAGAATTGGCAATGGTAGAGAATACAGAACAAGGTCGAGCAATTAGAAAATACTTCATTGAAGTAGAAAAACAAGCGAGGAAATTAGCAACTGAATATCCCGCATTTTCATACATGATAGAAGATCCAGTCGCTAGAGCTAAAAAATGGATAGAGGAACAACAAGAAAAGCAAGAGGTGTTAAAAAAACTTGAGGAACAAAAGCCGAAAGTAGTTTTTGCGGAAGCTGTACAAACGAGCGAGAACACAATTTTAGTAAAAGATTTAGCTACTATTCTAAAACAAAAAGGATTAGATATAGGACAAAACAGGCTTTTTGAATGGCTGAGAGGAAGCGGTTATTTGCTAAGTAAAGGTGCTTATTACAACAAACCGTCGCAAAAGGCGATGAACTTAGGATTGTTTGAACAAAAAACACATATTCATACAGATAGAAACGGCTTAATGAAAACCACTTATACTCCACAAGTAACAGGAAAAGGACAAGTATATCTATTAAACAAGTTATTGGAAGAACACAATCAAGTCGTAATTTAAGCGCCGCCTACCACAACGGCGCTCGCAGACAACTTACAGTCACAGGGGAGCGACTAACAATAGTATATAACGATAAGTTGTTAATTAGTCGCTAAAAAAATAACAAAAAAGGATTGAGATATTATGTTTCAAAAATCAACATCAGCAACAACAGCGATGCAAGTTTTAGCAGAAACTCGCACGCAAAAAGAGCTAGCGATAGATAGTTATGTAACGCCAGCACTAATAAGCAATCAGATAAGAGGAAAGCGAACAGTTTCACTTGAACAAGCAGAACAGTTAATTGATAGCTATAACGAACCAGAAAGCACCTATTTATTCGCACATGAATTTAGTAACGGAATGATACCACCGCTTTTTGACGGTTTAGACAACCATCACGCTTCTTTAACCAACCGCTTTGAACTAGAAGTTGAAGAAGCAATAAACACGCTGAAAAACGGCTTAGAAACGATGACATATAGCTTGAGAAAAGGTGACATGCTACAACGAGAAGCCGCAAAACAAGCTATTTCAGAAATAACAGATGTAGTTGCATCTGCTTTAACACTAAACACTAGCATTGCGAAAGCTTTCAACATAGATTTACAACAAGTTTTAAACAAACGCGATCTATATTATCAAAAATCTGGATTAGTAAGGAGTTGCGGAAAATGAGCGAAGTTTTAGTATCGGCTAGTTACGAAGGTTACGAGTCGAAGAGTATTAATTTCACAGAAATAAACAACATTGTAAAAGAGCGATTTAAAAAGATTGATGAAGTTGAGCGCAAAAAAAGAGCTGAAGCTTTTAACAAAAAGTACAAAGTCACTAAAGAGCTTGTAGATGGACATCTACGCGAAATTATTATACCGAGGCGCGCAATATGAAGAACCAACTTTTATTCAGCATCTTAGTCATAGTAGCGGCGGCATTAGCGTTAATAAACTTATGTAATTTGATTTTAATTCTGATTTTAATTTAGGGGGGCTACAACAATGACAGAAAGAGTTTTTCGGAAACAAACGATTTTCGGTAATAGTGAGATTTTCATAGACGACAGAACGAAAATGATCGCTAATCCAGCTTTCCGGCAAAAAATCCCGCTTATTGAAACAGGTTGCGAGAAAATGGCGGACTATATCGAAGAGTTAAAACTAAAGGGTTATGAGGAGGTCACGCGCTGATGGATGTATTTATGGTAATGATTTTCGTGTCGTTTATGTCTGTAATCGCAGGCTACTGGCTGAGAGGAAGTGATAAAAAACATGGTTGAGAATCCGATGGTTGTTGATGCTTGTTGGTCCAGTTTTGAAAGAATAAGCCAAATTTGGCATAACGAATATTTAGAGGAATTAGAGCGTACTAATGAGAACGAGGCGGAAAATGAAGAATAAAAAAGACCCACATAGCAGTGTGGGTCCGGGATTTGAGATATTACCTTAATGAAATTATACCTTAAATCCAAAATTTAATCAATGGAGGGATAACATGGATAATTTTAGAACAATTCATTATGGCTTTAAAGTCGTGATACATGATTATGACGATGAATTAACACCGCTTTATAACTTACTAAAGAAGCAATCAACTAACTTAGAAGGATCTAAACTATTTGATGAATTAATTGATATACATGAAAAACTAGCTAAAAAAATTGAGCAGAGAGAAGGCGTGCAAGCATGAAATTATACGAATTGACTCAAGCATACAATCAAGTCTTAGAAATGGCGGAGGAATTAGACACAGAAACGCTACAAGACACATTAGACAGTATTAGAGAGCCGATAGAAGAAAAGGCAGAGAATATTATAAAGATGGTAAAAAGTATTGATGCTGAGGCTGAGGGATTAGCTAAGGAAGTAGAGAGGTTAACGAAGCGTAAAAAAGCGTTAGAAGCAAAAGCTAAAAACATGAAAGAGTATTTAGAGAGTGAAATGTTAAAAGTGGATATCCGTAAAATCAAAAGCCCATTATTTACTATTAGCATTCAGAAGAACCCTCCTAGCTTGCGTTTAGAGGACGAAGAAAAACTATTTATGTTTTTAGTAGAGCAACCTAAAAAATTAGATAAGAAAGCTATTACAAGCGCTCTAAAAGAAGGAAGAGACGTCCCGGGCGCTGAATTAGTGCAAACCGAATCATTGAGAGTGAGGTAATTAGATTGAAAATGAGTGAATCTGTAATTGAACTCAGCGTTGCATTATCCAAATTTCAAGAAAAAGTAGAACAGCCAGCAAAAACAGCAAACAATCCATTTTTTAAAAGTAGTTATGTTCCTTTGGAAAACGTCATTAGTGCAGTAAAAAAACATGCACCAGATCTAGGATTATCTTATATACAAATTCCGTTGACTGAAGAAAATAAAGTGGGAGTTAAAACAATATTGATGCACTCAAGTGGTGAATTTGTCGAGTTCGACCCATTTATGTTACCTCTAGACAAAAATACAGCACAGGGGGCAGGGAGCGCTCTAACTTACGCTCGTAGGTACACATTGTCCGCGGCTTTTGGGATAGCGAGTGATGAGGATGATGATGGAAATGGTGCTAGTGGTAATACAAAAGCAAATAATAGCTCAAAAAATTATCAGCAAACAAAACAGACGCAACCAACACAGCAAAGCGACAATTTAGCATCGCCGGCACAAAGGAAGGCTATATTTGCGAAAGCAAGCGTTGTAGGGGACCCATTTGGACATGATGCGAAATATGTACTAGAGAGTTATAAAATTACGGATACAAAATCAATGAGCAAAGGTGAAGCTTCTGCACTAATTAAAAAACTAGATGCAGAAATAGAGGCGCAAAAACAAGTTAATTAAAACAGGAGGAGCGAGTATGTCGGGGATTCAATGGATAAAGTTATCCGTCAATATGTTTGATGATGAAAAGATTAAGTTGCTCGAAAAAATGCCAGAGGGTAACCAAATGCTTATTGTATGGATTAGACTTCTAGCTTTAGCTGGAAAAACTAACGACAAAGGACGCATTTATTTAAACGAAAATGTACCGTATACGGAAGACATGCTCGCGACCCTTTTCAACCGTGATGTTGGGATTATACGTGTAACGTTACATACGTTACAGAGCTTCGGAATGATTCAAAAAACAGAAAATGGATTGATTGAAATAGAAAATTGGGAAAAACATCAAAACGTTGATGGTATGGAAAGGGTTCGTGAGCAAACAAGGAAAAGAGTGGGAAAACATCGAGAAGCTATGCGGCAGAACAGAATAGCGAGTGGTGACAGTAAAGGAAATAAAGAGTGTAACGTTACAAGTAGCGTTACTGTTACGCAAAGTAACGCAATAGATATAGATAAAGAATTAGATAAAGATATTAACAACAACAACAGCGATTTAAATTTCAAAGATTTTTGGGAACAAAATGGATTCGGAATGATGCTTCCGGTTGAACTAGAAAAATTACTTGCTTGGGTAGATGATTTTGCAGGTAATCGAGAAATTGTCATGAAGGCTTTGGAAGTTACATCAGAGCAAGGAGCTAACAAACGTAATTACGCTTACGTTAATAAAATTCTCAAGAACTGGGAAAGCAGAGGATTTAAAACAATAGCTGATGTTGATGCAGCAGAAAAACAACGACAGATAGAAATTGAGCAGAAATTCAACAAGCCTTTCAACAAGTACAACAAGCCAGTTAAAGAAGAAGTATTGCCGGACTGGTTCGACAAAGAGCAGAAACAAACAAAACAAGAAACTTCAACAACAGAATCAAGCGAAGACTTAGAAAAGAAAGTCGCTGAAATTAAAGCGAAATTAGCGGCTAGGAGCGAGGTGCAGGCGTGAAAATATTGGATGCTTGTTGCGGTAGCAGAATGTTCTGGTTTAACCGCACAAATAAAAACGTTACGTTTATGGACAATAGAGAGCTTGAAACTGAATTGTGCGATGGCAGGAAATTAGTCGTAAAGCCAGATATAGTAGCAGATTTTAGGAGTATGCCGTTCGATACCAATACATTTCACTTAGTAGTTTTTGATCCACCGCATTTGCTCAAAGCGGGCGAAAAATCATGGTTGACCAAAAAATACGGGAAGCTGGATCAGAAAACTTGGCAAGAAGATATAAAAAAAGGATTTAGCGAATGTATGAGGGTTTTGAGGCCGAATGGAACACTGATTTTCAAATGGAACGAAGACCAAATAAAGCTAAGCGAGATTTTAAAGATAATTGATTTTGAACCGCTTTTCGGTAATAAGCGTTCTAAAACGCATTGGTTAGTTTTTATGAAGGAGGCGCAGGCGTGACAGAATACGCACTTTATAAAGCAGACGAAGTACTAATAATCGGCACAGTAGACGAACTAGCGGAGTTTCAGAAAGTGAAGCGTGAAACGATTTTGTTTTATGCTACGCCTACGTATCAAAAGAGGACGACTGATAAGGGGTTAAGAGTAATTAGAGTTGATAAGAACTGTTGAGATTTTTGGTGAAGCAGCAAATCCATTTTATTCTAAGTTAACAATAGTAGAAATACCCGATGGAAATGATTTTATTATACATGAAAATGATGGTTTTGAATCTGTGGTTTATGGTCAAAACCTTGGCAAAGCGTGAAGAAGGAGGAACAAGCATGAATTTCAAAGTAGGAGATAAAGCAGAATTTATTTACAGAAATAAGAAAAGCGTAGGAGAAATAAATGGCGTTTATCCTGGAACGCAAGAGGTGTCTATTAAGCAAAGCGATTCTCCAATAGATTTGTTATTTTCAGATAAAGCTGTAGTAAAAGTTGAAGAACCAGAGTTGGTAGTAGTACCGCAATGCGTAGCTGATTGGATTGAGCAGAAAAAGGCAAACGGAGATCAGTTATACATTGCGATGGACAAAAGCTGGGAGAGCATGAACTACACGGTGAGCGACTGGCTAGAAGAGGGAGAAGACAGATACAACAAATTTGCACGCGCATGGTTGGACGGCTACGAAGTCGAGAAGGAACCGCTTTATTATGTGAGATTGCCGTTTGCGTCTCGATCTACTGATTTTGAAAAAGAAACAACTTACACATATATTATCGTAAATATAACTACTGACGAAATGCAGCCATCAATATCGAACCGCAACTATGGATCATGGAAAGCAGAATTGACAGAAGCACAAATAAAAGGTATGCCCGGAGGCGACTTATATTGGCAGTTTGCTGTTCTTGTTGAAGAAGCGGAGGGTGAAGCATGAGAGAGATTGAGATTTACAGCAACATACACGAAAATCCGGATTTATTGGAGGTGGCGGAATGAATCAAGAAGAGTTAGACATCATATTAGAGAATCATGGGAAATGGCTGCTCAACGAAGGTGGCGAGAGAGCGGATTTAAGTAATGCAGACTTAAAAAACACAAATTTAAGAGGTGCAAATTTAAGAGGTGCAAATTTAAGAAGTGCAAATTTAAGATTTGCAAATTTAAGTGACGCAAATTTAAATTGGGTAAACTGGCAACATGTAGAAGGCTTAACAGTTATCTGCGTACAAGTAGATACGACACGTAAAAACAATCAAATAGCATATATCAAAGAATTAGACATATGGATAACAGGTTGTTTCCAAGGAACATTAGATGAACTTAAAGCGTCTGTTGAACAAACGCATAAAGATAATGAAAAGCTTAGAAAGAGATATTACAGAGTGATTGATTTTATTTTGAACGAGGTGGCGGAGGAATGAAGTACCGACAACATGAAACATATTCCTTTCAGTCAAGGCGTTTAAAACGATCTGTAAGAGTGTTACTACTTAAAATATTAAAATGTTTGAAAGAGGTGTCGGAATGAACGAACAAGAAGCGAAGGAGATTGTCCTGAAATGGTTGAAAGAAAGTAGTGAATTTTTAACGCCTGTCAGACTATTCTTTGACTTAGAAAACATAAATAGCAAAGCTCCTCGGCAAGTTGTAGAGGCTTACCTTGCAATCGAAAATAGAAAAGTAGAGTACGAACTACTAGCCGAATTTGCCTCATGGGGATTGAAAGAGGTGGCGAAATGACTAAGACAGATGAGTGGTTCGAGTTTGAGGAACATAGGTTGCACAACAAAAATAATACAGTTGCAAATCAGTTAAATGAATTATCAGCAACACACGAAATTATAGAGGTACACTATACTTCTTTTAGTTCGTCAGACTGGAATGTGTTAGCCGGCGGAACAACAGTGGCGCTAGTACGAGCGTGCAAGAGAGAGGTGGCGGAATAATGTGTGAGTATTGCAAGGATGACTCTATGATGAATAACGAGTCTTTGCTGAGTTTTGATGAAGAGCATAAGGAAACAGGTATTGTGAGACTGGACAGCAATGGCAACTTAGGAGTTTTCAGCTACTACGGTTTAACCGCTAGGAATATCAAATATTGTCCTTGGTGTGGAAGGAGCTTGGAATAAATGACTAAACAAAGCCGGAAAAACAAAGAATATGTCTATGAGCTAATTTATACTTTTTTTAGCATTGAGAAGTCACTAGGCATATTCAAAACACGGGCAGCAGCGGAAAGAGCTATGTATGACGATATAGACGACACGCCGAAGCGAATTTATACCGATTATTATGAAATAAATAAACGACCGATATACGAGTAGAAAGGAAACGTTTAGATGACTAAAACGCACGAATTAAAAATAGCACCCGAAGAGAAAATGAAACTTGACAGAAAAGCGGCAGAAGAATTAGGGAAACATTTTGTAAAAGGGTTCAGAGTTGGTTTTGAAAATATAGTTATAGGATACACGTAGGAAGAAATAGATAAAATGGTGAATGCTTTGAAGAAGGAGGAGGACGAATGACAAACTATTACAGCATTGAAAAAGGTACAAAAGCATATGAGTATTTAGACAAGACATACAATCAAGATACAGACGCCTTTTTGAATGAAGTTACTGAATTGTTAGGATTTGAAGCAAGAGGACATATAGCTATTAACAGAACGCCTTTAATTATTGCTAAAAAATCACTTAAAGAGCTTAAGCCAGAGTGGGTGCCGAAGTTCAAAAAATATAAAAGCGATTGGATGACTCCAAAAACGTCATTCAAAGAGCTAATCAGCGCGTATGAAGAACTTCGGGGAAAATACAACATGGATATGACATATATAAATTTTTGTATGAATAACGCTTTAGCAGGTAAAACAGAAGTTATTTATGACTTTGATAACACAGGGTTCGTTTATTTTGAATCTGATCGAAAAATATTAAAAGAGGATTTTAAAGAAATAACAGATATTGATTATATTAAAAGAAATTTAGAATGCGCAATTTGGGCGAAAGAGAGGGAAGACGAATGATGAATCGTGTAGTACTTGTAGGACGACTAACGAAAGACCCGGATTTAAAATACACTCCAGCAGGCGTAGCAGTAGCGACTTTTACATTAGCTGTAAACCGCGCTTTCACTAATCAGAATGGAGAACGAGACGCCGACTTTATTCAATGTGTTGTTTGGCGTAAACCAGCGGAAAGTGCAGCTAATTTCTTGAAAAAAGGAAGCATGGCAGGCGTTGATGGTCGAATTCAAACCCGTAATTATGAGGATAACGACGGTAAACGCGTTTTTGTTACTGAAGTGGTAGCTGAAACAGTTCAATTCTTAGAGCCTAAAAATAACAACGCAGAAGGCGCTACATCAAATAATTACCAAAACCAAGCTAATTATTCAAATAACAACCAAACAAGCTCATATCGAGCGGATACGAGCCAGAAGAGCGATTCATTTGCAAATGAGGGCAAGGCGATTGATATCAATGAAGATGATTTGCCATTTTGAGGGAAAGGGTGAATAAAAATGACAGCAGACACAGCAATAAAAAAGTTGAGAAATAGATCAATGAGCATCAGATTCATGGCTAATGCGATTGCAGAAGTCACAAACTACCAAATTAGCGAAATCGAAAGTATGGGGGACGAAGAAATTGAGGCGAAGTATACCGCGTACGTCATTAACGAGGCGAACGAGTACGCGAAGTAAATACAATGCGAAGAAAGTTGTTATTGACAATATAAAGTTCGATAGCAAAGCAGAAGCTGCATATTATGAGCAATTGAAACTATTAAAAATGACTGGTGAAGTAGTGAGTTTCGATTTACAGCCAGAATTTGTGCTACAAGAAAGCTTTCGGAAAAATGGGAAGCTGTATCGAGCGATTAAATATAAAGCGGATTTTCTCGTTCTTTACAAAGATGGTCACGAGGAATTAATCGACGTCAAAGGCATGTTAACAAAAGAGTTTCGAATCAAGCAAAAACTTTTTGAACTGCGTTATATGCAATCAATTAAGTGCGTGAAATTAAAAGGCAGACAATTTGTGGAGGTGTGACAAATGGCGGTAATGGAGATAACGAAGAGTAAAGCGAGGCAGCGGGAAATTATTAGTTATATAGCAAATAACGATGTAGAACTAAACGATTTACTAAAGTTGCAAAAAGAGTTAAACAATCTGATGAAAGAAAATACAGAAGAAAAGCAAAAAACTTATTGGACAAAAACGTTTGATCGCATCGTGAAAAAGAAAAAATGGGCGGAAATTACAATTCATGAATTCGCTGATTTACGTAATGCAGGACTAACGTGTTACGCAATTGCAGAGCATTTCAAAGTGTCGAAGTCGATAGTCTTTAATTACACACAAAGAAACAAAAAAGAATACTATAAGCTGTTTGATATGGATGAATATCAACGGAATAAGGAGATATGGAATGATTGATAAAGTAGCTAAATTTATAGGAGCTTTGACTATTTACGCTTTATGGATCCTAGCGCTGATTTTTGTACTAGGATTAGCGGTTAAAGGGATATTTTGGGCTTGGAGTAATATGTTTTAATAATTATAAGGGGGCGACTTTATGGGACAATTATTCAATCTACCACAAATTGAAGATATAAACTACATTCAGACAGTCAGAGCAGTAAGAAAGTTCTTTAAAGACTATTTAACGCTGCGAGTGATGGCTGGTGATCGTAAATTTCCAACTATGACGACTATGTACAAGATTACGCCACCAAATTTTGGCAATGAGTTTCATTCGAAAGTAGAAGATGCTGCAATTCATAATGTCGATAAAGTTCATGCAGCACAAGAAGCGGTTAAAAAATACGATGCTATTATGAATCAACTTGAGCACATTCATAGAAAGATACTGTTTGAGAAGTTCATTCATAACTTACAAGATAGAACTATTATGCTTGATATTCCTTATGAAGAGAGACAGTACAAAAGAGAGAAACGGAAGGCTGTTATTGAACTGGCGACAACACTTGGGATTGAAGTGTTAAATTGAAAATGGCACTTTTCTGGCACTTTTTGAGTAAAAAAAGGTGATAAAATGTTATTAGTGAGAAGTGAAGATGATTACAAAAATAAATCATATATTGAGTCTGCGCTCCACTTCTCATATCCTATCCGCACTGGATGTAAAACACGCATGTGGCGCTGACTGGTGCGTTAACCAGTTTGTTTATATTAAAATAGAACCTCTAGCACCTCTCAAAGAAGTGTCCCACGGTAGGGCGATAATTTGGCTCCGAATTTCGGGGCTTTTTTGATACATTAAAATAATAAGGGGTTGATTATATGAGAGACATTATAAAAGCTGGAATAACAGAGGTAAAAGGAAAAGAAGCTGAATTCAAAATAAACATAGCTGGCTCTGAACAAGAACAAAGCTTTGCATTAGCGCAGATTCATTACATGAAAATAGAGCGGTTAGCTATGCTAAATGGTAAGACTTTTGAACAAGCTAAGAGTGATTATTTAGAAGCGCTAAGCATCATTGTAGGAACAATTAAAGATAATAATTAATCAACGAAACAAACACAGAATGCGAGGTGGTGGAAGTGAGTGGCTAGAGCAAGAAATCCAAATAGAGACATAGCAAAGAAAATGTGGCTTGATTCAGATAAGACAATGCCACTTGTGGAAATTGCTAATAAGTTAAATTGTAAACCATCACAGATAAGGAAATGGAAATCAGAGGATAACTGGAGTGATAACGGCAATAGTAACGTTACGAATCAAAAGGAGCGTTACTATTCAATGAAAGGGAACGGGAATGCTAAGAACAATAAAGGCGGCGCCGCTCCTAAAGGGAATCAAAACGCACGTACACACGGACTGTATTCTAAATATCTTCCTGATGATACGATAGATATTATTAGTATGATGGGCCATCAAGAACCAGCTGATTTAATTTGGGGGCAGATACAAATTCAATACGCCGCTATTATCCGAGCACAGAAAATTATGTGGGTAGAAAATTCCGAAGATGAAACTAAAGTTCAAACACAAGCGGGGTTCGGAGATAGTGGTTCTGATAAATATGAGTATCAATTCGCTTGGGATAAACAGGCGAATTTTTTAAATGCACAAAGTCGTGCGATGTCTACGCTGAGTGGGTTAATTAAGCAATTTATTGCCATTGCTGATGAGCAAGATGAACGTAAAGCTAAGCTTAATCAAATTATTGCATCAACAGATAATATACAGGCCCGCACAGCTCTTATTAAAGGCGCTGAAAAAGATACATCATTATTAAACGCATTGATTGATGTTGCGAATGGTGGTGATGGCAGTGGTTCAATTGGCATTCAGTCCGAAACAACAAGAGACGATACGGCAACAAACTAAAAACATAACATTAGAAGTTAATGAGGGGACTCCACGTTCTGGGAAAACCACAGCTGATATTTTTAAAATGGCAAATTTCTACATTAAATCTAGGGATATGAACCATTTAGTGACAGCATATAACCAAGAACAAGCCTTTCGATTATTTATGGATGGTGATGGTTTAGGTTTAATTCATATTTACGGGAACCTCGCAGAAATGAAGCACGATGAACACGGGGACCACTTGCTTTTACATGCTCCAAACGGCAAGAAAAAGATTTACTACAAAGGTGGAGGTAAGGTAAACAGTGTTGGTGCTATCACAGGTATGTCGCTTGGCTCTGTAACATTTTTGGAAATCAACTTACTACACATGGATTTTGTAAAAGAGTGTTTCCGGAGAACTTATGCAGCAAAAGATAGATTCCATTTAGCGGAATTAAATCCTCCCGCTCCAAGCCATCCAGTATTAACAGAAGTATTTGATCGTTATGAAAAAACAGGACGTTACAAGTGGCGTCATTGGACACCGTTTGATAATCCTATACTTGACGAAGAGAGAAGAAACGAACTATATAACGAATTAAAGTTCTCTTCTTACCTTTTGCAACGTGACTGGTATGGCAAACGAGTTTTACCAAAAGGTATTATTTATGAAACATTTGATATGGAGAAAAACCAAATACCCAAATTAGAAGGTCGTCCAATTGAGATGGTCTTTTTTGGTGATGGAGGACAACAAGATGCTACTGTTTGTGAGTGCTATGTAATTACAGAGCATGCGTCTGACGGACATTATAAATACAAATTTAATCAAGTTGCATCCTATTATCACAGTGGTAGGGATACAGGAGAAGTAAAAGCTGGTTCAACCTATGCCGTTGAGATAAAACAATTCATTCAATGGTGTATGAAAGAGTATGAAGTACCAGTAAATGAGCCTGTTTTTATTGACCCTGCCTGTCGCTGGCTACGTGAAGAACTGGAAAAGGTTGGTGTTGATACGGCAGGAGCAGACAACAATGCTCATGATGTGACAGGTAAAGCGCAAGGTATAGAGGTTGGAATTGAGCGGATGCAGTCGCTATTAAGTGAAAGGCGTTACTTGCTTGTTGAACAACTTAACGATCAATATGACCATTACAGTTGGCTACAAGAAATTGGTATGTATGTACGCGACGAGAACAGTGGAAAGCCAGTTGATAAGAATAACCATGCGATGGACACGAGCAGATATGCTACAAACTACTTTTATAGGAATTATGAAGATATATAGAAAGGAGTGATTAAATGGGTGTTTGGAGTGTAATGACACGTTTTATTAAAGGCTGGCTAAATGGAAAACCTAATGGAAGCGAACCGGAGTTAATACCAAAATATCTGCCGCTTATTCCAGATAATCAAAAAGAATGGAGCAAAGACTCCTATTTAACTTCGTTGTGGGCTCAAGGATATGTGCCAACAGTGCACGATAAGTTAATGAATTCCGGAACAGGCAATGAGATAGTTGTTGTTGCGGCTGAGTATATATCTGGAAAGCCTTTAAGTATTGATGTAACAGGGGGTAATGGCAGTAAGGATGAAAACTTAACAAAGCAACTGAAAGAAGCATTACGGATTGATAATTTTGATAGTAAGAGCGTGAAAATTGTTGAATTAGCAGGGGGGAGCGGAGTATCCGCTGTAAAGATTAACATTTTAAATGGGCGACCATCTATTAGCGTTCATAGCTCTAGCCAATTTTGGATAGATTTTAAAAACAATGAGCCATTTCGTTTTAATTTCTTTGAGGAAATACCCACAAGTAATAAAGCAGATATTTATTATTTAGTTGAAAGCAGAGAAATAAAACAATGGGACAAGGAAGGGAAAAAATTATCTGGAGGTTTTGTAACATATTCTGTTATTAAAATCGATGGCGATAAAACTACTCCTATTAGTGCGGAGAGACTACCAGAACAGATTACAAGCTATCTGCACACAAATGATATTCAATTGAATCATTCTGTATCAATTGGTTTAAAGAGTATGGGCGCGTATTTAATAAATAATAGCCCAAGCAATACTAGATACCCACATCTTAATCTTGGGGAATCTGACTTATCGCAATGTACCAATTATTTATTTGCCGTAGATTACTTTTTCACTGTTTATATGCGCGAAGGAGAGAAAACAAAAACAAAAATAGCGGCTAGCGAACGAATGTTTAGGAAAAAAGTTAATAAGAGCACAGATAAAGAAGAATGGTCCATGAATGTAGATGAAGACTACTTTATGCAGTTCAAAGGAACGTTAGATGCTGGCGCGAAGTTAAATGACATGATTCAATTCATGCAAGGAGACTTCCGAGACGGTAGTTATCGCGAAACGATGGAATATTTTGCTCAGAAAGCTGTTTCGAAATCTGGTTATAATCCCGCTACTTTTAATCTAGGAAACAGGGAAGTAAAGGCGACTGAAATTTGGAGTTTGCAGGACGCGACAGTACGTAAAATCGAGAAGAAAAAACGCCTTATTCAAAATGTTTATGAGCAAATGCTTTGGGACTTCCTGTATTTGTTAACTAGTGGCACTACCAATAAAGAAAAAGCAATAATGCGTGATGAAATTAGGGTAATAATTGAGTTTCCAGATCCAATGTCTGTTAATCTGAATGAATTATCTAGCACATTAAATAATATGAACAGCGCATTAGCGATGAGTGTAGAAGAAAAGGTGAAATTAATTCACCCTAAATGGGAAGAAGAAGAAATTCAAGCGGAAGTAAAACGCATCTATTTAGAAAACGCCATTGGAGAGGTTCCGGACCCGGAAGCAATTGGAGGAATGGAAACGAAAGGTGGGTGATTAGATGAGTCATCACCATGCACCAGTGGATTTCGAAAAAGAAGCATCTATCTTACGAAACCACTTTAATAATGCCGAAATAGAATTACTTTTGCTGATAAAGAAGCATGTTATGTATGGCGCTAAGAATCCAACAAAATGGAAATTCATTCAGCAGTCGCGTTTGATAAGGTTTAAAAGAGAATTGAAAGCACATATAAGTATTTTCAAAGACGAAACGAGAAATAAAATAGATAAACTAACGTATCGTGTTTATCTTGATTGCGTGAATGAATACGAGGACGAAATGGAAGCCAGATATCAAACTAAGAAAGAGGTTGATATACAAAATGACGACTATTTATCTGAAAGTGATGCACTTATCCAAATTTCGGAAGATATGGCTAATTATTGGCAAAAAATCGCGCCCTCCAAGTACAAACAAGTGGTTAAGGAAACAAAAGATAGCAATGGAGTTTTAAAATATGCTATCGCAACATCACTTATTAATGTTTTAGGTGATGGCATAAGAAATGTTATAGATCAGTCTGGAAGAAAGTACCGACCAGGAGCTTACATGGAAATGGCTTCAAGAGGTGCTTTTTTTAATGTTGGTTTAAATGCCATGAAACGCGTTCTTGGAAGATATGAGCACGAATTAGTTCAAGTGTCAGCTCACGTAAGAAGTTGTCCGCGTTGTGCTCCTTGGCAAGGAGAAGTGCTATCAGTTAACTACGAAAGCAATGAATATAAAACATTACAAGAAGCGGAAAACGATGGCTTGTTTCATCCAAATTGCCACCATTTTTTATATTCGTATTTCGAAGGTGACGAAACAGACGAGCCTATCCCATATGATGAAGAAGAATATGAGGCTCAAAGTAAGCAACGGTACTATGAGCGCGGAATTCGCGATTGGAAAACAAAAGATATACTTGCAGAAGGTCCTTCTAAACAATATACAGCTGGGAAAGTAAGGCAATGGGAAGAAGCTTTGCAAGGCCATTTGAATAACAATCGATTCTTAGAGAGAGAATTGGATAGAGAAATTATAAAAGCGTCTAAATGAACGCTTTTTTTGTTTGGCTTGATATAAAAATTTTGCCTACCTGCCGGCAACTAATAGACAGGGGTGGCTCACTCAGAGCTTAAAAAGGAGGAAATATGAAGAATTATTTACAGCGTAAGTTTGACATTCAACATTTTGCTGAAGGTGGGGACGATAAGAATTTTACCCAAGCAGAACTGGATGAAATTGTAAAGAATCGCTTAGCGGCTGAAAAAAAGAAATTTAAAGGAGAGATTGAAACCATCAAAAGCGCGCATGAGGAAGAAATCACGAAGTTAAACGACCAAATTAATCAGCTTAACGATCAAGTGGGCGAACATGATTCATCTGAAAAGGCATTGAAAAAACTTCAAAAAGAGAAAGACGAGGCACTATCAAAGCTGGATGAATATGTTCAGAAAGAACAAACGGCAGAGTGGCACAGTAAGTTAAAAGAAAGCGGCGTAAAAGAAGAACGTTACGAAGCGTTTACGAAGCTTTTTGGGGATGAAGAGCGAAATGACGACAACTTAGCGAAATTCGCAGAGCAATATCCGGAATGGATTGCAAAATCTGATGATGGTGACACGCCTCCACCAATCGGAGCAGGACTAGGCAATGCAAGCGAGCCAAGTGCTACAGACCCATTCATTCAAGCATTAAATTCATAATTAGAAAAGGAGAGATAGCAAAATGGCTATTAACTATGTAGACAAGTACGGTAAAGAGCTCGACCAGAAGTTAGTCTTTGGCACTTACACAAATGAATTAGAAACACCTAACCTTTTATGGTTAGATGCAAAAACGTTTAAGATTCAAACTATCACAACAACAGGACTTAAAGCACATACAAGAAATAAAGGATATAACGAAGGTTCTGCTTCAAACACAAATAAATCTTATACGATTGATTTTGATCGTGATGTAGAATTCTTTGTAGATGTTATGGATGTGGACGAAACAGGTCAAGCGCTTTCTGCTGCGAATGTTACTAAAGAGTTTAATTCTCGGCATGCTGGACCAGAAATGGACGCTTATAGATTTTCTAAGTTAGCAACAGCAGCGAAAACAAATAGTAATTCGGTTGCGGAAGAAATCACTAAAGATAATGTGTTCACAAAATTAAAAGCGGCAATTCGAAAAGTGAAGAAATACGGAACTCAGAATCTTGTTATGTATGTTTCGCCAGATGTTATGGCAGCATTAGAACTTAGTGATGATTTTGTTCGAGCTATTAATGTGCAAAACATTGGTCCTTCATCCATCGAAACGCGTATTACGGCTATTGATGGTACACGTATTGTTGAGGTAGAAGCGGAAGATCGTTTCTATGATACTTTTGATTTTACAGATGGTTACAAACCAGCTGCAGGTGCGAAGAAACTGAATTTCTTACTTGTAAATAAAGGTACTGTTGTTGGCGGCGCAAAACACGCTTCTATCTATTTGCACGCACCTGGCTCTGTAGGACAAGGTGATGGCTGGTTGTATCAATATCGTGTATACCACGACATTTTTGTGTTGGACCAACAAAAAGATGGCTTAATCGCTTCTACAGAAGTCTAAGGAGAAGGAGGTTAGGGAAATGCAATTAAAAAAAGAAAATGTCGTTTACAATACAGACGATGTTGTATTAATCAATCAATTGAAAATTGATGGTTTTGAAGAGTTCGAGTATAAAGAACCAGAAAAAGAACCAGAAAAATCGCCACCCAAGAGTAAAAAGGAGCACAAAAATAAAGAGGGTGAGTAAATGAAAACGTATATTACACCAAGTGAGTTAGCTAGTCTAACAAACTTAAGTATCGAACCAACAGAAGCGGATAATTTAATAAAAGCCGCTTCTGTAGCAATTGACAAGCAAATTATGCCGAATATCGTAGACCTTGACAATGTAGATGATGATATTAAGCAAGCTGTTGCATGGCAGTGTGAACATATCAAGAAATATGGTGAGTTTATTGGCATTGGTAACTTTACACTAGGTAAATTAACTATGGGTGGTCAATCACAAAACTCGAACAACTTTATACCTGACGTTCCAGACAAAGTGATGGATTTGCTTTTATCTAGTGGCTGGCTTTATGCGGGAGTAGGTGGCTGTTAATGAGCTTTCAATTACCACCTATTCCAGAAGCTATCCTAAACACAGAAGTTACTATAACTAGTAATAGTGGGCGCGATGACTTTGGAAATCTTTTACCAGATGCAATTAATAAATCAATGTTTCGCTATGAGTTTGAAAAGCTCGTAAATAAAACACAGGAAGGGTTAAACATAAGATATATTGTTAATTTATTTTGTAACAAATTAAATTTTGTTGTGAGTGAAGGAGACAATGTATCTTTTGTAATTCCTGACTATTGTTTAATTAAAGGTGAGGTCCAGAGCGTATCTTTCCCGCCAAATCCTGATGGAAGTATTCACCATTTCGAAATTGTTGTAGGAGAGGTGACAGAGCATGAGCTTTAGTAGTTTTAAAGATGCAGTCATAGATGATATTCATAATAAAGCTTTGTCAACGGCTGCAAAGGCTGGGCGAGAATTGGTTGAATTAGCGCAGCCTGTTACTCCAATTTTGTATGGAGACTTGCGACGAAGTTCGGATTTTAAAGTTATCATCCAAAAAAATTCAACTGTAGCTAGAGTGTTTAGTTTAACTCCTTATGCCCGCAGACAATATTATGAAAATCGTCGGAATCCACGTTGGTACGAAATGGCTGTAAGTTATGGAATTCAGAGTATTAACCAAATTGTAGAGGGCGGGATGCGTTTATGATTGAAGATTTGGTAGCACATTTCAAAAAAACATTCCCAGCTATAAAAACACTTGGATTCATTAAACAAACGGGGCTTGATTCAATGGTAGTAATTAATGAAGCACCGACATTTCAAAACAAGCAAGTACAAACGCAAAGTCGTGTTCGTGAGAGCATCGGCTTTTTAATTTATGACAAAAACACAATTCAATGCAAACGAACATACGATTTATTACGTAACTACTTTCTTTTAACAAACCCTTCTGAGCTGAATATCCAAAATCAGAAGGTAGTAGCAACAGATGTAGCAAGCGGCGGACAAGTCGATTATGACGATGATGGTCGTTTGATTTATCAACTAACAATATTATTTGAAAAGGAGATGTAGGCAAATGCCAACATATGCAGTAAAAGAAATTGAAATCTTCGTGAGAGATGCAAATTTAGCAACCGGTGATGGAGTATTAATTAAAGATTTGGAAACACTAGATATTAGCTTGAATTCTAATATTGAACAGTACACAACACTTGGCGAAAAGTTTGAGCGAGCGGTTAAAACAGGGATGGCAATGGAGTTAGGTTTAGATGGGAAATACAATGATTCAGATGAAGGGCAAAATAAATTACGTGAAACATGGGACAAAGTTGGAGCTTCAGCGGAAAAAACTATTATTGTGAAACTACCATCGGGTGCTAAATATGAAATCACTGGTCCAATCGGTATTAATGATTTTGGTGGTGGTGGCGCAAACGATATCGGTTCATTTTCTGCAACATTAAATTCTAATGGCGCACCAGTTTTTACGCCGGCGCCTATCATTGAACCAACTAGCGTAACGGTAGATAGCGCCTCTAAAACAGTAAAAGTAGGAGAAACTGTTAATATCACAGCAGGCGTATTGCCATCAAGTGCTCCGCAAGATGTAACTTTCACTTCATCTGATGAAGCAAAAGCAACCGTAGATAGTGATGGTGTTGTGACAGGCGTTGCTACAACAGTAACTGCAATTAAAATCACAGTTGCATCCAAAGTGAAACCATCGGTTAAAAATGACGTTTCTGTTTCTGTAACATCTGCCTAATAAACAAAATACGAAGCCCTCTGAGTGAGGGCTTTTACTAATTTGGAGGAAAAAAATGAAATCATTTAAATTTAACGAAAATGAAGTAAAACTTCCTTTGGAAATTAACGGGAAAATGTATTATGCGGACATTTCGGCACAAGCACACATTAAGTACAGTGCGCTTTTGGATGAAGCCCCCAAAATTTTAGGACAAGTTCTTGCGCCTAAATTGAAAGGCGACGAAAGCGATGGAGAGCATACAACGCCGGATAGTGAAAACATGCATGAATTGTTAATGACTATCACAGATGGAATTGTAGCAACGAACGATGATATTTTTGCTATTTTTTTCAGCAAAGAAGACAGAGAAGAAATCAATTCCAAAACATTGCCAACTAAAGTCTATGAGGGGCTTATTGAATACATTATAGCTAAATTATTTGAAAGCGATATGAGCGAGGAAAGTGACGAGGGGAAGCCGCAGGAAAACAATATTACGGAATAGTTGAAGACTTTGATTTAATCGAGTCTTCTTTTTTGTCGTATTACGGTATCAGATTGCGCAAAGAATTGTCAAATATGACTTTTTCAGAATTCCGGACATATCTAATGAATTTAGGTGGGGAAACGCCATTTATGACAACTCTTGAAATTCGAATGACTGAACGAAGCAAAGTGCCAAAACATTTGCTGAAAGAAAAAATAAAGCAAAATCGAATCATGTTAAAGCGTGGATATTTTGAGGATGCTACTTCTAATGAAGAAGGATTAGAAAAGGCTTTGAGAGCTAACAGTAAGCTGAAAGAGGGGTGAAAATATGAGTAAAGCGGGAGAAATTTATTACGATATAAAAATACGAGAAAATGGCTATAAAAGCCAGATGAACAAAATCGATAAGGATATGGATAATTTTGCGAAGAAAGGGCAAAAAGCATCTGATAATATCGACAAAATCAATAAGAAAAACATTAATGTTAAAGGTCTTGATTCATCTATCGTCAAAGTTGAACAATTCGGAAATATGCTTGAAAAGTCTGGCCAAAAGTTAACAAAAGTTGGAACCGCGATGACCGTTGGATTTACGGCGCCAATTGTAGCGGGAATGGTGAAATCAACTAAAGCGTATCTTGATTTTGATAATGAAGTGACAGAAGTTAACTCTTTATTGCGTGAATCTGATGAATCTGCGAAAGAGTTTGGCGATCGTTATACACAAGTCTTTGATTATGCACAGAAAGCTAGTGTTAAGTATGGGGTAGCTTCTGAACAAACTATGCTCGGTATGAAAGAAATGGTTAAAAAAGGCTACGATATTAATCAAACAATGGCGTCTATGCCTGCGATTTTTAATGCTGCTCGTGCATCTGGCGATGATTTCGAAACAGTAATGTCTGTTACAACATCAACATTAGAACAGTTTGGAATGATTTCTAAAGATACAAATAAGCAGATGGAATACACAAACAAAGTTGCTGACGTGCTAACCTACGTAGCTGATAAAACAGCGGCTGGATTCTCTGATATGGGAACAGCAATGAACTATGTCGGTCCTATTTCGCATTCGCTAGGATATTCACTTACAGATACAGCAGCAGCTGTTGGTTTGCTTTCTAACCGCGGTATTGAAGGGCAAAAGGCTGGTACTGGCTTACGGGGGATGCTTACAAGTTTGCTTAAACCTTCAAAATCAGCTGCAGAAGCAATGTCTGCAGTTGGATTAAAAATTGAAGATAACAACGGTAATATGAAAACTTTACCAACGCTCTTGGATGATATTAATGATAAAACAAAGAAAATGACAAAAACACAGAAAAACTCTTTCTTGACAATGATTTTCGGACGTGAACCTTTATCAGCTGTTAATACGCTTTTAGAAGCGGGAGGCGATTCTCTACGTAAATATTCTAAGGGCGCTGATGAAGCAAATGGATATACTAAACAAGTTGCTGATAATATGCGAAAAGCTGGTAAATTTGGTGTGGATCAATTCAAAGCTTCGCTCGAAGTATTAGAACAGAACGTAGGACAAAAATTAATGCCTGCCCTCACTCCAATCATCGAGTGGGCTAATAAAATGATTGATAAATTTAATGACCTTTCCGGCGCACAACAACAAAGTATCATAAAATGGGCTGGAATTTTAGCAGCAACTGGTCCTGTGCTAATGATTGGCGGAAAACTAGTATCAATGACTGGCGGATTAATAAAAGGATTCGCGGGCTTAGGTAAGATTTTAGGTTTAGGGAGTAAATTAGCTCCTTTGGCAGCTGGGTTTGGGGCTACTACAACAGCGGTAGAAGGAACTAGTTTGGCAGCGGCAGGATTAGCGGGATCGTTTGGAGCGTTGCCAGCTGTCATTGGTCTAGCAGGCGCAGCTTTACTTGGTGCAGGAATCTATGCGTTAGATAAACATATAAGTAAAATTGAAGAGAGTAAAGAACGTGTGAAAACGTGGGGCTATGACATTGGCGCCGAGGCAGATAAGTCGATGGGTAAATTCAATGAGTTTGCATCAGAAGGAAAGCTTGCACTAGATACATTTGCAACAGGTGCGACAGATGACAGCGAGCGTGTAGTAACTGCATTTAAAAACATGGCAGATGAAATAAAGAAAAACACAGATGATGCGTTGGGGGATTTTGAAAAACACTATCAAAATTATTCTGCCGCAGTTCAAGCTATAGTTAATACAGATAAAAAAGAATCAGAAAAAGCAGCCAAAGAAAGAAAAGACAATGTTGATTCGCAATATAAAGAAATAGAAGATATTTATAAATCTGCCGCGGATAGTCATCGTAATCTCACTGCAGAAGAATCAAAAACTGTCAACAACATTTATAAAGCGATGCAGATTGAACAAATTGAAAGCTTAGGCTTAGGAGGAAAAAAGAAAACACAGCTGATAAAAGCAATGAATGGTGAGACTCTAAGTTTGTCTAAAAAGGCTCTTGGAGAACAATCTACTTTATTGTGGGAAGAAACAACCAAAGCAGCTAAGGTATATCAAGACAATGCTAAAAATTTAAAAAAAGATTTAGATAAAAGTCAAATAGATCAAAAAACTTATACAGAGGCTATTAAACAAAACGAAAGAGAAAAGACAGCTGCTGTAAGAGCTTCTACCACAGCTTGGATAAGGACTCAAAGAGATTATTATAAAGCAATCGGCTCAAGTAGTGAGGTAGCAGAACAAAATATTAAATCAGCATTAGATGAAATGGGTTTAAGTTATGACGAATTCACTCGTAATGTACAAGAAGCTGCAGGCGGGGTTAGTGATGCTAGTAAGTTAATTGGCGATGGCGCAAGTAAAGCGGATTTAGCTTGGAGCGATTTAGTTTTAGACCCTAAAACTGGGGAAGTAAAAACAAATTTAAATCAAGTTATTTTGGACGCCGCCAAGTCTAACGATGGTTGGAATAATCTGAAATTCATCATGAAAGAAGCAAAATTAACCACAGATGCTAAGAAAACAATTGCAACTGCAACTATCGAAAGTGGTCGTTGGGATAAGATGACTTTCAACGAAAAGAAATTAATTGTCAGTTACGAGGACTCTATACATGTAGCTAACGCGCTGTCAGATTTAGGTATTTGGGATAAATTGAAGCCTGAACAAAAAAGTATGATTGCGAATGCAGATACTAGCCTCGCACTACAAAAAGCACTGCAAGACATGGGAGTTTGGGACAAATTACCTCCATCGATGAAAACTTTAGTAGTTGATAATTCAGATGTAATAAAGAAAATGAATTCTTCTAAAGGGATGTTAGTTAGCTATAACGGAACGAACGTAGATTTAAAAACGCTCTTAGCGAATGACTTTGATGTAAGAAAAAAAATACAGAACGGTAAAGATGTTATTGTTCAATATAACGGGCAAAAGGTGAATCTAAAAACCCTTTTTGCAAACAACAGAGACCTGTTATCAAAAATTGATAGAGGTAGTAGAACAGTAAACGACTATAACAACATAGCTATCCATAGAAAAGATTTAGTTATTAATTCTAACGCAGAGGCTACGAAAAACGCCATTGACAATGCTATAAATTCGTGGCGAGATATGCTCAACATGAAGAATCAAAAAGTAATTTCTATTGCATATAAAACGAGCGGTAAAAGTCCTAGCGGGATTCAAGAGGTAGGTTATGCTAAAGGTACGAATAATCATAAAGGTGGACCAGCTCTAGTAAATGATGCAAAGGGAAGCAACTACGAAGAAATGATTACTACACCTGACGGAAAAAGCTTTGTTCCAAAAGGGCGTAATGTTCTTCTTGATCTACCACGCGGTACTGAAGTATTACGAGGAGATAAAACAGCCAAAGCTTTGAGTAACGTACCTCGTTATGCAAAAGGTACTAAAACAAGCTATGCGAAAAATGTAAGTAATAAAATATCAAATGTGCAAGTAGATTATAAAACAGGCGCAATTAGCGCACAATCGTACATTAATAAATTAAAACAAATTAATAAGCAATATCGCTTAAATGCAGCGCAAACAAGACAAATCAAATTAAATATTGCTGGAGCAAACAAAGAAATTAATACACAAAAAACTAAACTTAATAAATCAATAAAAAGTAGCACACAAAAATATTATGATAATGTTGCTAAAATAAATAAAACGGCTAAGGATTCTATTAATGAAGCGAAAAAGACATATAAGGATGCTCTTAAATCAAATCAAGAAGCCGCATATAATCAGACTGGACTATTTGATGCTGCTGTTACAGAGAAATCAAGTGGTAGCGAATTAACAAAAAATCTTAAATCACAAACAGCCCAACAAAAAGATTTTATGGCTCAACTTGATAAAATGAAAAAACGCGGTGTTAGTAAAGGTCTTATAGACGAGATACGCAATATGGGTGTAAGCGCAACAGGACAAGCTAAAGCAATTGCGGGAATGTCTGATACACAACTGAAACAATATCAAGCTGAGTGGAGTAAAAAACATGCTAATGCAAACAAGCTGGGATTAGACGCTTCTGTAAATGATAAAGTGGCGATGGATAAAGCTGTCAAGGCGGCGAACGATAAAGCTAAAAAAGATTTGGCAAATGCGAACGCTTCTTGGTTGAAAGAACTTGATAAAGCAAAAGAATATCGCACTGCTGGCTCTAAACTTGGTGTACAGACCGTAGCGGGGATTATTCAAGGGTTCAAGCAAATGAACGGTCCGCTAGAGAAACAAGCGGATCAACTAGCTAAAACAATTGAATCGACAATCAAGAAAAGACTGAAAATCCACTCGCCTTCTCGGCTAATGAGCGATGAAGTTGGTGAACAAGTGCCAGCGGGAATTGGAGTCGGAATGCTTAAGAATCTAAATACTATAGATTTGGCGGCTCATAAAATGCAAAAACATTTAACAAGTCTATCACCTGCTATTTCAGTCCCAGTTACCCCGAACACAAAAGAAATTACGGCTTACTCAGGGGCTTCTATAGCAACGCAAGGAAGCGGAAACCCAGTTACAGTACAACCAATTCAAATTGTTAATAAAACAATGTTAGAGGGGCGTATAGTGGCGGAGGAAACGGTAGATTTTATAACAGAAATTCAAAACAACCGTATTATTAGAACTAATCGAGCACAAGGGGTGATTTTATGAGCTTAGGATTCACATATAAAGGTATTCATTCATTTGATAAGCATGTGGAAATAATTGACATTAAACCACCATTGTTCCCTCAGAACGAAGGCAATACGGAAAGCGTCAGTGGTCGTATTGGCGCTTTTTATTTTGGACCAAATGTTGGTCAACGAGGGATACAATTAGAAATACAAATTATTGGAGATAGCCTTAAAGAATTAAGTGAGCGGGCTACATCTGTCGCTGATTGGTTGATGCAGGTAGATGCAGAAGAACGCTCTTTGGTAATTGATGATGCGCCTGAAAAGACGTATTATGGTCGATTTGAAGGACCTACAGACTTAGATAGGCTTTTATATAACGGACGGGCAACGCTGAATTTTGTTTGTTCAGACCCGTATGTTTATTATGAACAAGAAGAATTTGAGCTAACTAGCGAAAGTAACAAATTACCAGTACGCGGTTCACAACCTACCAGCCCTGTAATTGGAGCAGTTATAAAACAGGATGTCACTTATATCGCTGTATCGAATAAAGAGGATTACTTATACATTGGCGAAGGAGTTGATCCAGATTCTGGAGAAACTCCAGTTAAACCATCAGAAATAATTTTAAACGATCCAATGAATGTGTTAGCTACATGGACCCCCATGCAACAGTCAGATTTGACATTTCAATTAGACGCAAATAACGGGATTATTGATGGGAGTTTCACTTCAACCGCAAATGTATTCCGAGCATCTGATTATGGTGTTGGCGCACAGTGGCATGGACCAATGAGTAAAGTAGTTCTTCCCCAAGCGCAGGATAACTGGCGTGTAAGAATGCGCCTTCAAAACATAGCATCGGCACAAAAACAACAAGGTAAATTAGAAGTGTATCTTGTTGATGAAAAAGGAGCAAAAATTGCAACGTTTCAAATAAAAGATAATGCCGCAAATACCGAAGTCAATATTGTTAAAATATCTATTGGCGATCAAAATGTTGCTAATTATCCTGAAAAAGATTTGTTTAATGAGGCTGGGAAAGTTACTAAAACATACAAAACAGTATCAACTAGAAAAAAAGTTAACGGAAAATATAAAACAGTGACAGAGAAGGTACAAACAGGTGCATATAATGAATACAGAGATTTTTATGGTTACTTTATTTTAACTAAAATAGGAAATCAATTTACCGCTGAAATTATCAAACTAGATAGTAATATAAAGCCTGTCTGGACGAAGAAAAAGGTATTTGTAGATACCGCTAATAAATACACAAAAAAATTAGCTCAATTAAATATATACGCTGCGGCATCAGGCACACATGACCCTAACCGGGATTTGTTTTTCACAGATACACTTGTTGAAAAATTAAATATTGTTGCAAATACCGCTCCGCAAGTTATAGCGCATGCATCTGATGAATTAATGTTTGATTTTGAAACAGAAACAATTTATAAAAATGGCATTCCTTTTATGCAGAATCTAGCAATAGGAAGTCATTTTTTTAAGTTATTTGGCGGTACAACAGAAGTATTAAATGTATCTCCGTTTGAAGCGGCAGATTGGACAGTATACGTTAGGCCAAGAACTTTTTAAAGGAGTGTTTAAATGTTATTGATATTAGATGAAAATAAAGAAATTGTAAAATCTATATCCGTTGATTCAACAAATGGAACTCATTATTTTAATGATTCACACACCGAGAAAGTTATAGATTTTGATTCAACTTATGAGTTTTCTGTTTCGACAGATGACGAAAGTTCAAAATATTTAACAGGTGGAAATTATGTAATGCTTCAAGACTTAGACGATGATTCATTGTTATTCAAAATTATTGAAGTGCAAGACATCCGAGATGACAATAGTTCGAAACCTCAAAAAAGAATTTTTTGCGAAAATGTTTTTATCTTTGATTTGAATAATGTAATTGTGACAGATCGCACTTTTTCAAATAGTAATATTGGTCCCGCTTTAACATATGTGCTTGGCGGGAGTGGATGGATTCCTCAAGATACAGAAAATGTAGGGGCAGTTGCAAATTTGGAGTTCTCAGGATATATAACAGCTCAAGAAGCACTACATCAAATTTGTACTGCTTTTGATTGCGAAGTTAAGTTTTATGTAAAAACATTTCAAGGGAGGATAGTTGGCTATTATTGTAAAGTCGCGAAACAGTTTGGGGATAATGAAGGTGTTCGAATTGAGAGCGGAACAGGCATTAAAGGAATAACGAGGAAAGTATTATTTACGAACATTAAGACTGCTCTTATACCTCTTGGCGCAACGCAAGCTGATGGGACACAATTAAACATTTCTTCTGTTAATGGAGGATTGAATTACATCTATAATGATGAAGCAAATGAGCAATACAACCCAAGCGGCACAGGTTACTTAATGACTAAGATTGTAAATGAAAATATAACAAATGCGGCAGCGTTGAAACAATGGGGTACTTTAGAACTTAGAAAGTTATCATCGCCATCATATCAATATGAAGCAAATATTTTAATGTTAGAACAAGTCTATGGTTTTGAAGCACATCGAATAAGAAAAGGAAGTTTTGTAAGAATTGTAGATTTAGAAATGAGTCCTCCAATTACAGTACAAGCAAGGGTTATTGAGTTAAATATTTGTTATAGCGATATGTCAAAAAGCACTTGTGTAGTTGGTGATTTTATTGATATTAATTCGGCTACACCTGCGATTATAAATCAATTGAGGGAAAACGCGAAAGTATCAACAAATGCTAATAAAGTTGCGTCAATCGCAAGTAATAAGGCTGAAACAGCACAGCAAATCGCTAGTAGTGCCGAAAGTGTAGCAAATGATGCGAATACAAATGCAACAGATGCAAAACAAGTAGCAAATGATGCTAAAGATTCCGCTGTCACAGCAATAGATACAGCTAATGACGCGTTAATGAAAGCTGGTGATAACAATAAACCTTTTTATGGTGAGCTACCGCCAGCCATTCCAAAGATAAACGATACATGGTTCAAGATAGATGAGGTTGAAAATACTATAACAGGTGTTTTTAAGTGGGAAGGGATAATTTGGAAAGAAATACCTCTGGATTATAACGCTTTAAAAGTCGGGGAGTTATCAGCGATTACTGCGAAATTAGGTGATGTAGAGAGTGGGAGTATCACAGGTGCTGAATTTATTCACAATATTAATTATCGTGATGAAGAAGGAAATTTGTTTACTGGGACAGTCACGATGAACGACGATGGATTTAATGCTGCTACAGTACTGCCAACTGGCGCTGGCTCTACTATTTTAAAAAGTGATGTTACAACACTCGGTGGCGTGAAAGTAGCACAGCGACTGATGGATCATAATGTTTCCGGAGAACTAAAAGAGGCAATGCTACGCGGTGATTCGTTAGATTTCTCTAAGGAGGGACAAACAACTTTATCTGTAAATGCAGATTCGTTTTATAACACAAGTTGGAAAGATTTACCGCTTAACGCAGGATATTCAACGGCAGAAAGTAACACACCTCAATACAGAATCATATGTGTTTTTGGAATTAGATTTGCTATCTTCCGCGGTCAAGTTCAAAAATCAACTGCATGGACTGCTACAAATAATGCTTTTGCTTCTGTTCCTTTCGAGGTCCAAACAACGAAAACCGCGATGGCTTACGCACCAACGAACAAAGCAAGCGGAGGACGAGTGCATGCTTCGTCAAGTAATGCGATGGGATTTATACCAGCGGACACAAGTATTACGTATTTTGCATTAAATCAATTATTTTATGTTTTAGATTAAAGCCGAATAGGCTTATTTTTTATGGAGTGACAATGAGGAGATGATGAAAATTGGTACTTGGGAGTATTTCGATAGCAGGGATGAGTGTGGGGGAGCTAATAGCTTTAATTAGTTTAATAGCGGCAATCGTAGGTTTTGTGATTAGGTGGGCATTAGTCGCACCTTTAAGAAATATGATTGATTCTCTGGATATCACTTTAAAAAGTCTAAGAGAAGAAATGTCCGAAAGCAAGAAAGATCGTATGAGTTTACGAGAAAAGCAAAACGATCATGATAAAGAGATTGCTTTATTGAAACGGGAAGATAAAGCGATTTGGAAGTATGTTACTGAAAAAAATGAAAAGGAGGTGAAATGATGAAAATTAACTGGAAGGTACGATTGAAAAACTGGCGAACTGTTGTAGCAACACTTATTACAGTTCTTGGCGTCGCATGGACAGCGGGAGGTTTTACTATATCTGATTTAGATAACTGGTCTGCTTTGTGGCTTTCATTTGTAAGGTTCCTAAATAGCCCAATGGCGATTGTTACAACAGTAGTAGCTGTTATCGGAATTTTGATGGACCCAACAACTAGTAAATTCTCCGATAGTTTAAAAGTAATGAATTATTCAGAACCAAGAAAGGATGATAAATAATGACAAGTTATTATTATAGTAGAAGTTTAGCGAATGTAAATAAGTTAGCAGACAATACAAAAGCAGCGGCGAGAAAGTTGCTAGATTGGTCCGAAAACAACGGAATTGAAGTATTAATCTACGAAACAATTAGAACGAAAGAACAACAAGCCGCAAATGTTGCTAACGGTGCGTCTCAAACAATGCGCTCTTATCACCTGGTAGGACAAGCATTAGACTATGTCATGGCGAAAGGTAAAACTGTTGATTGGGGCGCTTATCGTTCAGACAAAGGCAAGAAATTTGTGGCAAAGGCCAAATCTTTAGGTTTTGAGTGGGGTGGTGATTGGTCTGGATTTGTAGACAATCCGCACCTTCAATTTAATTTTAAAGGTTATGGAACTGATACTTTTGGAAAAGGAGCTAGTACTAGTAATTTTTCTAAACCGAGCGCAAATGCGAACACGAACAGTCTAGGATTAGTAGATTATATGAATTTAAACAAACTAGATTCAAGCTTTGCGAATCGCAAAAAACTAGCGACAAGTTACGGAATTAAAAATTACAATGGAACAGCAACGCAGAATACAACATTATTAGCGAAATTAAAAGCAGGAAAACCACACACACCAGCCAGCTCAAATAAAAACACATACTACACAGAAAACCCTGAAAAAATCAAAACACTGGTACAGTGTGATCTATACAATTCAGTAGACTTTACAGAGAAGCATAAAACTGGCGGAACATTTCCGGCTGGCACAGTCTTCACGATTTCGGGGATGGGGAAAACGAAAGGCGGGACACCTCGCTTGAAGACGAAGAGCGGTTACTATCTCACAGCCAACACAAAGTTTGTTAAAAAGATTTAGTTTGTTGCCCTCGCTTCTTGCGGGGGTTTTTTATTTAAGGATACTTTTGCGATACTTTAAAAGCTAATAAATAAGCTAAAATGAATATGACATCATTTTGTAGCTGTTAAGCGCTGTTAAGCACGTATAAAAGCATTTAAAAGCTGTTTAAAGTGATTTGAATTTAAAAAAAATGTTTACTTTTAAGCTAAATGTGTATAATATATATTGTAAGGACTTAAAACTTGGAGGGATGAAAATGGCAACTACAACTATAAAAAATACAGCCTTTTCGTTTAATAACCAAAAAGAATATAGCGAATTCATGAGTAGAATTGATAGGAAAGCAACAACTCTTAATAGTAATGTTAGGAAGACTAAACACAACCTTAAAGCCATCAAAGAGATAAAAATAGATGGTGAAACATATAAAGTTTAATGGAATTAAATGTAGAGATAAAGAGTATCTCAGGACTAACAGATACGGAAAGACAAGAAGTAATGAAATTTTCGTGTGGAAATACTGATATTGATCTATATTTACATGAGGATGCTCTCGAAGATTATATTTGTAATTTAACCCGTACGTTTGTACTTTTTATTGAAGGTACAGTTGCAGGATATTTTACATTAACATCTGATAGAGCGTTAATTACCAGAAAATCTGCACTTTCCCGGAAATTACCAAGTCATCCACACTTTACAGTTCATCGCGACTCTATTCCCGCCTTACAAATACACCATTTTGCGATTGGGGAACCTCATCAAAATAAGGGGAATGGTGTTATATTAATGAACTATTTAATAACCTTTATAAAGATTAAAATTTTACCAAATGTAGGCGCTACTTTGTTAACTGTGTATTCGCTCAAGGAAGCCGTTGGATTTTATAAAAAAATAGGTTTTGAAAAAACTGGGTGCCATTCGGATGTTAATGTTAATATGGCACTAGTAATAAGTGAAGTACTAGACGATTAAAATTAATAAAATTTTAATCACCCTAACCTCAACGTTAGGGTTTTTTTTATGCAAAAAAACACGCTAAACATAAGCTTAGCGTTTGCTGCATGTCTAATGACTCAGCTCAATTAGTTGAATGAAATGTAGACAGAATCTACAAAATTATTATTACATATAAATTTAAAAAAGGTCAATAATTTAAGATGTTGCGAATAATTATACACTTTCATTCATTCGAAATGATAGATATTGGGCTAAATAAGGAAATTCCTTATAAAAAGTAACATATAATTTGAATGGATATGTACTTTTTGTGACGAGCGTAAAGGAAAATGCATAAACTGTGAATAACCACCTGAAATGGGGGCTTTTTTGTGATGAAAAACACAATGTTACACACACTGTGTAAGAATGAATCTAAATAAGCTCCGTTTTTAGTCGTTCATGACAAGAATCGGACATTTCATTACATTTTTGGTTATACATTAACATATTTTGATAGAATTTTACTAATATACCAGAGAGTAGAACTAGAGGGAAAGGTTTAAAATCTAAGTATGTTAATTAATAATCTTAAATAAGTAGAAAGGACCAAATAATTTCCCGAAAAAATAAATTTAAAAGGGGTAAGTCATCATGAAGAAATTATTGTTGTTTTTAATGGTAGGAGTAATTACTTTCACTGCTGGATTTTTAAGCTTTGGGGAATCTGCAAAAGCTGCAATGCCGGTTCAAAAAACAAAGTGGGTTGTTGAAAAAAAGGAAAGTAAGCCAGTTACTTATGGTAGTTGGACAACATTACTGGAAAGAAATTCTGGTACCAGCGGTTCAATCACTATAAAATTTTCAAAAGAAAGAAGCAATTCCTACAGCGGATCAATCGCTGGTTCGAAAAAAGATTTTAGTGCACAAGTTGGTTTTGATGTAACAAAAAAATCTACAGTGGCTGTTGATGATCTTCATACAGGGCTTTCTAAGAAGAAGACTTATTTGGCTCAATATAGAACTAGGACTCTGAATTACAAGGTTACTCAAAGAATGTATTGTCAACTTAAAGTTGGCGGGCCATGGTATAAATCTAAAAATACACAAGTTGTAAATGTAAAAAAACAAGATGGATTTAACACAAGAGTTAAAGCGAAATAACATAAAACACCTAAAGCTATAAATAATAGCTTTAGGTGTTTTATGTTACTAATGAATTTACTTTTTTTTGAATAGGTAAGTAAAATAAATTACAAGGGGAATAAAGAAGGTCAAAATAACTGGGAAAATCAATGCAGGTAACATTACATCGAAATTTGATACATAGGTAGAATAACCATCAACTCCGCTAGCGGTCGCAACCATGATTTGCCGAAAAATATTTACTATAAAAAATATGAAAAAACTACAAAGTCCCATTAAAAACGAAATAAATCCCCATTTAAAATACATAATAATTTCTCTCCTCTACTGTTAGTATCTTTTGTCATGTGAAATGTTGATTTAACAAGCTCTATAATATCATGAAATCATCGAAAACTAAACTGGCTTTACGTTTACAAATAATTCTTTCTGTGTTTTATAAGCTCCTCTAGTTCCTCTAAATCTAATAAAGTGGCTTTTTTCTTAATAAAAGATCGCGCAGCTGAACGGCTTTTTAAATAATTTGCATGTTCTTTGTTTTTTTCTTGCCAGTTTTTGTTTGCTTTCAACTGCGCATCAGAGGTCGTTTTTTTCGTCATAATTAATCACTTCCTATTTTTTATTAAATACACTAAACAAGCTAATGTAGTCAGTATAGCAATGATAGTTAATGCTGTGTTCTGAAAGTAACTAGCGAGTCCGTTAACACAGATAACAATTAATATAATCCAGATATATTTATTCATAATTTGTGAAAGGCATGTTATAATTTAATATAGGGAGGGGAATTTCACCCCTCTGAATTTACTTGTCCTTGTTTTTATCTTTCTTGCGTAATGTTATCAGCGCTACTGCAAGAGTGATAATTTCGAGGACTGTTTTTATTTCCTCTAAAACATCCTTCACTGTCTCAACTCCTTTCTATACTTATATTATAATACATGTATTATACAAAGTCAAACATTATTTTATTTTAATCCTATTTACCGCTTGATTTCAAGAACGTTTGTTCGTATAATGTGTACAAGAGGTGACGGAAATGTATAATTTAATTGATGATATTTTAGAACATTCAATAGTATTAGCAGATGCGTTAAAAAGAAATTGGTCAATAGAAATATTATTTTTAAAGAACAATCATCACATGCGATACAAGTATGTCGTGCCTGTCCACATTGACATCAAAAAACACATTGTATCACTTGAAAGATTTGACGAACGAATAATTGACATTAATATAGAAGATATTATTAGTTGTGAGATTATGTCATGAGAAAATATAGCTTTAATGATTTTAGATACATCTGCTACGTAGAAGGAAAAGATAAAGCTATAGAAAAGCTGTTTGCCGAATTATATGAAACAAGAAAGTTAAAAGCCTTGCAAAGGCGTATAAAAAAGAATGAAATGGATTTAAAGAGTATCTATGACGAGTATTTACAACATCTATCTATTGTTAATAGTTAG